AGTCCAATTGTAGGTCGTAATGGTGCTATTGTGCGAGCTTACCTCATCCACATTACGAACAAACCAACAACCGTTTACATGGTCAAAGAAAACTTGATTGTACGGCTTACGGATTCTGTCTATTACTTCATAGCAATTTAGCCCTTCAAAGTCTATATCATCGCAGTAGGCCTCCCAATATTTTGTCGGAACGGCATCAAAAATACTTCCATCATAGCATTTAGTATTATCGATTACCTTAATCGGGAAATTATCAATGAACCCGATTTGAGCCAAACAGTTCTTTAAAACCGATATCAACTTAATCCTTGTTCCGGTGGTGGTGTATTTTTTATTTTTAAGGTTTCGAAGTCCGCATTCAGCACTTAGCGTTATTGGATAACCACCGTTTCTGTCTAAATCATTAGCTTCAAACGGTGTAATGATAGCGTTTGACCTCAATGCTCCGTTTACCCTGAATTTCAGAATGTAGTCACCGTACTTTTGCTTTGAGAAATACGAACTGTTAAATGTCTCTGTGGCTGACATCATAACTGTGGCCACCGTTGGCACTATTCCACCAAGATATTTTTCGGCTACATCGTTGTTGTTTTCGGTCACAAATGGTTCGGCACCTGCTTGAAGTTCAATGGTGGCGGTGGTTGTTCCTTCCTCCCATATCTCCACACGGTGGGTTTCTCCCAATAAAGATTGGTACTCGAAAAAGAATTTTAGAAATTTCGCCATTTATCAACCGAATTTATAATTTGCCACATCAATTGCCCCTTTTAATGCCGAACCTTGGGCTTCTAACACAACAGGATTAAAAGTTATATTAAGACCATTCGAACCAAAGCCTGGTCCATTACTTGCACCACCGCCAGTATTTCTTTGTGTCGATGCTCCAAGGTTGCTATTTGCACTCATGGCCATTCCACCGCCTTTCATTGCTGCTCCCAATGCAAATAATGCTATTGCCCCACCAAGTGCAGCCCCACCACCTCCAAAAGCAAGCATTGCAGCTTCCACCTTTGTTTTTAGAGCTGCCACAACCTTTAATTGTAGTGCCATTTTCATCACCATTTCACCTAATCCAGCCAAGAAACTACCCAATAGCCTTTTAAAATCAAACTTTATATCTTGGTTAAAAACGCTTGCAAATCCATTTGCCAAAGTGTCACCAAGAAAAGAAAATGCTAAATTCATTCCTTCGGGAACAAAAGATATTGCAGTAATAACATCATCGTGTATTGAAGTTCCTAAATCATTTAAAACAGGCTTTACTTTATTTTTTACATCATTTACTATTTCTTGCGACCTTTTTGCAACTTCATCCCCGTCAAACCCTACTGCTTTAGCCATTTGATTGAACCAGTCCAATTGCTCCGCATTGATTATGCCTGTATTATCTGCCATTGCAGGTGTAAAGCCGTTTAATTTTTGCTTTTCCTGCATATCATAGAAGTCCTGCATGGTTAGCTTAGCTTCCTTTGCTTCGATTGCAAGAATCTTCATTTCCATGCTATAATCTTTTATATCTTTAACACCACCACTACCAGCCCCTTTAGCTGGTGGCAATGGTGGTGTTCCGCCTGCTTTGTTGGCATCAGCGAGGTTTTCTCTATAAAGTTTTAGCTTTGCTGCTGCTTTTGTTAGAAAGTCGGTATTGGGTTCAATGCCTGCTTTTATTAAATCTCTTGAATTTTTAACAGCTTGTGCCAATTCGGAATTTAACCTTTGATATTCAGCCGTTTTTTTCTCAGGAGTTTGAGAATTAAACCTATCCAAGTCTTGTTTAACCATGGATTCTTTGGCCTTACGATTACCAGTTAGTCCACCATTTACACCAAAATGAGTGATAAATTCTTTAAACGAACCTTGATTGATGTAGTAAGTAAGGTCTTTGAATACGTTTGCAATACCGTTTTGCATAGAAGCCCAAAACGATAACACCTTACCATTATCCAAGGCTTCCATCATGTACGTCAACTCATTTCGCATTCTATTAGCTGAACCCGAAAGCGTGTTGACGTTTTGCTCAGCATTTTTGCCAAATGCTTCCTCCATCCTTTTAGCAAAAAAAGGCAAAACAACGGTTGAAGCAACTTTCCCTTGTTCGAGAAGTTTTGCAAGTTCTTGTGTGGTGCCTGTTGTTGAAATTCCTGCATCTTGTGCAGCCTTAGCCATTAAGCCATAAGCCCCAGGGATATGTTCAGCAAGTTGACCCTTTAACTCTTCAGAACTTACCACTTGTTTGTCTATCATTTGCGTAATTGCTCGCATTGATAGTGAAATTCTTTCGTTCGAAAGTTTTAAGCCTGCACCCGTTTTGATTAATGATTCATAGATTGAGTTGGTAGCGTTTAAAGACATTCCTGCAGTTGATGATGTGGCGTACAATGATTTATACTCCTCAGCCAAAACAAATATACTTTGGCCATACTTATCTGCAAGTTCTTTGTTAAACTCTAAAACTTTGCCAAAATTTCCGCTTTTTTCGGTTATGCCTTGCAATGGCATTAATGCGGTTTTGAATGATTCTTCAAGTAGGAAAACTTGTTTTACTGCACCGGCTACTCGGCTGGCCAAATCAACGGCAATAAAACCCTTTGCCATGTTTATCAAATTGCTACCCCAACTACTTGCTGACTTATTGGCTTTGTCTGTATTTTGTTCTGCAAAGTCACCAAGTTTTTCAAGCCTACCAATGGCAGCATCAATTTTCTTATTGTACTCTGTGGTAAGTGCATCGAGGTTTACATATAACACATCAGACATGGCTCTCTAATTTAAACGTGCTTTGAAATATTCCCTTGTAATAATCGTCTGGGAGGTTTTGTTTTTTTCTTTCTTCGATGTATTGCTCGAAGGATATTTCTCTAAACTCCTTGTCCATCTCTAACGGCCAGAAATCCTCTTCCTTGGTCATTTTGCCACCTCCAAAACTTGTGGCGAAATTATAGATTAGTGTGGCCGTTCTGCGGTGAAGAAATGCGTTTCGCTCCATTTCCTCACGTATTTTCTTGTGATACCCTTGGATTATGTTATTGGTTTGTCGCCAATTTAATCCGTACCAGAATTCGTGAGGTCGGTATCCAAGTTCTCCGCAGAAGAGTTGTTCGAGTTCATCATCATTGGGTTCGGGTTGTTCTTTTGGAACTCCTCTACCTTTTTTTTTACATTGTCAAGTTCAACCGTGAAATAAACTTTAATCGTTTCTCCTGCTTTGTCGAAAATGTCTTTTAGGTTGCTTTCAGTTTCGGGAACTTCTGCTGTGGTTATGGCTTCATCAAAATCAATGAAGTTTATTTCAACCGATTTACCCTCGTTTTTGCAAGCACTCACATAAGAGTGATACAAGTACGAGATTAAGAAATTGACCTGACGAACGGCATCTTCTAAGTCCGTAACTGAAAAGAGATTACCTAACTCATGTCTTGAATCTCTATAAGCACGATTACAAAATAGTAACCGTGCCTTTAAAGTACCGTGTTTTAGTTCTATTGCTTGGTTCAACATATCAATTAAACAGTGGTTGTAACAATAGCGGAAACAGGCTGGATATTGAACGAAAATTCAATCTTGCCCATGTTTGGTGTTGGCTTTGAAAGACTATCCACAAATCCGGTGAATGTTTGAACGGTGTCACCAGTTGTCACTGATACCAATCTGATTTCAAAATTTCCACCGCCTAAGCCAGTTCCGATGCTACCACCAGCAGTTCCTGCGGTCATTTGGAATATCTCGTTTATTTCTTTGTAAGACAAGAAATTAGCTGATGGAGTGAAATCATCATACGCCTTGCATGAAAGTGTGGCATCTTTTAAAGTCTTTAAATACTTCTTTGAAGTACCCGTGTCTTTGCTCGAAACCTCTTCTTTATCGGCCGATTGCTCGATGCTTGTCTCTATTTCGTTTTGTAGTTGCTTCCACAATGGTACGGCAGTCGTTCCCATGTTGAAGGCTATTCTTTGTACCTGACCTAATTTTTCTGGCATTGTAGTATTATTTTTGAGAAATTATAATTTCGAATTCTAAAACCTTTCGCATGATCATTTCGGTGTCGGTTCTCATAATAGGCATATTTCTTGACCTGATATTGTGAGTAGCCAAAACCGCAAAGTCGGCACTATCAGCGAGTGCCTTTAACATTCTGTTTGGACAAATAATGTCCAGAATTTCGTTTGAAATACCCACAACGGCTTCCCATGATTGAGCGTTGTCGGGTACTATGTCGTTTATGTCAATGTTTACATAATAATTGCCGTTAAAACGGTCTTTTGAACCGTCTTGCTCGTCAAATGAAGGACTAACAACTACATACCTCAAAGCGTTGCTGTTGGTGTCTTTTTCAGTGCTAAATACTGGCACCGAAATAACGCCATTCAACAAGCGGTAAAACTCTGTCAATATGTAAAATGTGGCATCTTTCAATTTTGCGTTTGTTTAACGTCTTCTTTTATTTTCTTTTTCAAATACTCTTTTGCTTTATAAAATGCCGGAATCAAATGTGGCCTTGCTCGAAGGTTGATTTTCTTTTTGCCTTTGCCTTTAAACTTAATCGCTATGTCTTGCCACCCATTCGGAACATTTACAGAACCGCCCGTTCCAAACTCCAAAAAAGGTGCATAAGTTGCGTTTGCAAACATTCTGATGGTGTGCCACGATATCGGCCTGAAACCAATGTTTTGTTTGTGATGACCAAGGTCGTGAGGTGCATTATTGGTGGCATCATTTTCATAGACCATACCAGCTTCGAGAATTCTAGTTTTAACTGATTGTAATAAGGCATAAGCCTTTTTTGTTTTTCTATGCTTAAATCCTGACCAATTACTGAATGCCTTCTGTGCTGACATGATATTTGATATTTCGTTCGTCCAATTTCAATGCATTAATTTTCAAAATGCCACATTTGTATTTAAAGTAATGAGCCACCGTTAGCGTATAAGCTGGATTTACCCATAATTCAAAGTCAAATATTTTGTTGAAAACTAACTTCCCTGTTTCATCTGTCCTTTTCAGCATCCGCTCCGAAATGTTAACCTTCACCGTTTCAAGTACAGTTTCAGGACCGTTGACTATATTGCCACCGGCTGCATCTTTCGTTGTTGCTTGTATGCAAACTTGTACTAATTCGGGATAAAGTCTCATTTCTTAGTTTTCTTTCAGTTTCACAAACCCACGGTTGATTAAATCTTCTTCGGCAATGGCTTTTTCTAACAATTCCACATCAACGCTCAGGTGGCTTCCAAATCCAATGCCTTGCGATGCAAAAGGAGTTAAAATAACATAAGGACAATCGGCATCATGTGGAGAAACCAAGCCCTTGTTTTGTGGTGCAACTTTAAGCGTTTTGTTTTTGACTTCGTCTTTTTGCATTTTAGTAAAATCTAAAGATTCTTGCTTGTTTTAAAACCAACATACCCATGTCGGCAGTTGGGTTGCTAAACACCTCGGCCGCTATTCTGGCAATGGCCAACTTCTGCGTGTCGGTGATCATAACCTGAGTAGTTGTGTATGTGAGTTTGACACCATCGGGAAAATCCCCAACAAGACGATAAATCCCGCCGTTATTGACCAACTGATAATCGGCAACCGGATAATCAACCCCTTCAAGGTCTTTTACCGTTACGTTTGTTTCAGCTTTAATTGGGCAATACGGCAGGATTTCGTCATCAAAAAATGATTGCCAAATCACACTAACCTCCCTCTCGGTTATTAGTGTCGTTTCGGTTATCCGCTCAACTTCCGAAATTACAGATTTGCAGATGTGGTCTAAATTGGTATCGTGTGTATTAAATCCAATATTAAGCACGTTTTTAACATCAGCAGCAACTACCTGAGCCGTTCCGAATGTTTCGTTACTCAATACGATTGTCCTTCCCAAATTTAGACGCTCCATTACTTCTCTGTTTTTTCTTTGGTTTTTGTGTCTTTTTTCTCTTCTATGAAACCTTGCTCTACCAGTTCAGCTTGGTATTGGGTAGGCACATTTGTTAAAATTGTGCCTACCTCTATTCCACAAAATGAGGTTTTTACTCTAAATGTCTTCTCCATGTTCTTACGCTTGTAAAGCAGTAATTGCAGTCGAGAATGTACCTTTCACAAACGCTGGAATCTCTGGAGTTTTCAAACGAGAAATGGCTCTCAATGATCCTGCAATGGTCAAGTAGTCTTTCAAAGCATCGTCCTCGTTTTGCTCGTATGTTTGGATTGAAAGGTTACGATACACAAACAAACCGTACTTGGTGAAGTCTCCCATCAAGAAGTTTCCTGCCACGATGTTGTCGTCTTCCACGATTGGAATACCGTTAACGTCAAAGCCTGTATTTGACAAATACAAAGGCATGATGTATTGTCCTGTTGAATCTTTCAAAGTTTTCAACTTAGTTACATCAACCGGGTTCATCAATACCGCATTTGGTCTGAAAGAACCTTTTCCAGCAACTCTTACTTGTAGGTAAGCGTGTTCCAAAACGTCTCTCATCGTTACGCCTGTAAGCGTACCAACACCTGTTTGTTTTGCGAAGGCTGGTGCCTGGGTATAAACACCGTTATGATTCTCTCCTGCATTGTTACCCAAAAGAATTTGAGTTCCAAGCTGAATCAAGAAATCTTCTGACATTTCAGCAATGGTTTCAGTCAATGCGAAAGGCAAATCACCGTCCAAATGCTCTTTTGAAATCTTAGAATAACCGGTCGTTTTCTTGGCTATCGCTTGTTCCTTATCCCATTTGTACGAAACCTGATTGAATTTAACGCCCTCAGCCGTTTGACCAATTCCGCCTTCTGTCAAGGTTTTGATTACCCACTTTAAGATTTCGTTGTTGGTTGTTCCCGTTCTGATAAAATCCAAAACCGTTGGCTTTGCTTTTGGTGCCTTAGCTATTCCAGATTCCACGTTTGCGAAAATATCCAACAAGCCCGCTGTTGCAGAATAACCCGTTGTCATATCAGAAACCGCCTTTACATCAATGTTTTCAAAAGACATTTTTTGTCCTGATTTGATGTTTGGAATGTTTGCATCTGTGAAAACCTGAGATTTCAAAGCGTGCATTAAACCGCCTTCTTGCTTCTTTCCTTCGCCTTGCTCCATTCTACCCTCCAAACGGTCTAACTGACCTTTGGCTGCTTCGAGTGCTGATGCAGTCTTTGTCAAGTCCGCTTGCATATCGTTCAAAGACTTGGTGTCGGCTTTGTCTTTTACCATTGCTTCAAACTCTCCTTTTTGCTTTTCAAGCTGCGAGTTCAACTCTTTAAACTGCTCCTTTATTGGTGCGATTGCTTCCTCTGCAGCCGCTTTGATGTCTTTTACTTCGATTGACATTGTAATGATGTTTTGTGATTAAAATTTAAAACCATTTTTGAATGCCTGACTTATATCCTCTAACCTCGGCTGAGTGGTGGCGTGCTTTTGCTCCGACTCAGTGATTTTGCTTTGAATGATCTCCGAAACGGCATCGTATTTCGGAAGTATAATTTCTTTGAATGTTTCGTCTGTGTAAGTGCCAGAAGTGATGGCTTTCTCTAAGGCATCCATTAACTGCAAAAGGTCTGATTCTGACTTTACGCCCGTTATTGGCGTGTACTCGTTGGCAGCCCAAAATTGAAGCCCTGAGCCTTCGTACAGGTGGATTTCCTTTAGGTACGTGGTTTTTAGTTCTTCATTACGTTCCCATTGCATTACTCGGTAGCCGATTGAATGCTCGGTAATGATACCGTCTTCCACCATTTTGAGATAATCAACTCCAAGCGTATGTGTTCCAACTTTCGCTTCATAATACAGCCCGAAATCATCCTCTTTGAGCATTAAGAATTTACCAACACCTTTTCTTGGGTCGTGGTCTTGCAGATATTTGATTCGATTCTTTGCAGAAGGTCCGTTTTCCATTATGGATTTTTGGAAACAGCCTTTAACGGTAATATCGTTGTCCGAATCTTTGACATTATATGCATTTAGATACCCGGTAACTATGCCCTCTTTAACAGATGCATCCTTAAAGCCGCCTGAAAATCCTTTAGTCAACGTAATCATTCCACCTATTTTTATACAAAAAAAAACTAAGTGTAAAGTTTATTTTCAAAAAATTACAATTTAATTTTCTTTTTCAGCGAATAAATGTAATATTTGTAAAGAAATGTAAATAAATGTAAGAAGAACAAAAGCATGAATGGACAATTTCAGGAGGTGATTTATAACTTAAATGGCGGAATTGGCATAATTACCGTAGGTCTGGATGAGGAAGAATTTATTGACAAAACAGTCATAACCGTTGGAGGCAAAATTCTTCAACCAAACCAACTTACAACGCTAAATGGTTACTTCAACGAACCGATAAGATATTGCGGATTACAAAAGGAGCAGGAAAATAAAATAATGGTTTTTCATAGTGGAGAGAATGCCGATTTGTTCGAAACCAAGAATTTTTATTATTGCGTGTACTGGATTAATGAAGACAGAATTGGCAATGTATATGCCCTTGGAAGTTTTAGAGACTTCCATTTTAAAAATGGACAGTGGAAATGAAATTTAAAAAGAAACAACAATGAAAGAAACAATTAAAGCAAACGATTTAAGGATTGGGAATTTTGTCCTAGATAGAGGCAATAAAATATTAACTATTGATAGATTTTGGGGTAATAAAATTGAGTGCGATATTAAAGGAATGCCAGATAAATCAGAAAGTGGAATACAAGTGTATTTACATCCATTTACAGAAGATATACATTACTTAATACCAATCCCACTAACCGAAGAATGGTTGTTGGCGTTTGGATTTGTAACATCAGAAAGACTATGGGATTCTTTTTCGAGAAGCAATTATTATTTATCTAAAAAAGGTGAATTATGTTTTAATCTTCATGAAAGTAAAAATATTTTCTACATGTACGAATATAGACATATTGAATACGTCCATCAACTTCAAAATCTGTACTTCGCATTAACTGGAGAAGAGTTAACTATAAAAGAACAATGAAACAACCAATACCAATACTAGGTAAAACTTACCACTACTTTGACGATGGAAAGATTAAAGTAAGCAGAAGAGGAAAAGTAGTTATAACAGAAGTGATACCTTTTGAGAATATTGACGAAGAAACATTGATTCAGTGGAAAGAAGCTGTTGAAGAATGCGATTGGCTTTACGCTCCAGAAACTGACTTTTTTGTGAAGGTTGATACATTCTTTGATATAATATTTGTCAGAACAAAAGATGATAATTGGTTTTCTTTTGGTTTTCTTGCAGGTAGGCTAGACATTGATGGCTCTTTGAATGAACAATTAAATAAACAACAATGAAAAAAGTATCAACAGTAGATTTAATTTAAAAACAAAATGTTCAATTTATTCGAGAAGAAAACAAAGTGGCAAGTATTAGTTGCCTACAATCAAGGCGGTACTGATTATATAGTATTTGCCCGAAAAGGATTAAAAAGCGGAATGATTTATTTTAAGACTACAAAGGTTACACCGCCTTTTGTATGCTCTTATAATTTCAATTCCACTTTGTTTGATATAAAGAAAGGTTTTGATGATGTGCTGTATGAGTAATCCTAAAGAAAAAGCAAACGAGTTGATGTCAAAATTTGTAGGCATCTCGTTATCACAAGTAAATGAGCTTGTAGACGGTATTAGAATTAGACTTGCAAAAGATTCTGCTTTAATATTGGTTAATGAAATTATAGCAACACACCCACGCTATCCGTCAGATGTTGATTGGGATGATGTAGGTGCTACACACCAATATTTTTATGAAGCCCAAAGAGAAGAAGCGAAGGCTTTTTGGTTAAGTGTCAAATCGGAGTTGCAGTCTTTTTAAGGTTGCGTATAACAACCATATTTACGCATAAAAACAACAAACAACAATGAAAATGGACAATATCAAATTAACATCAGTAATTCCACAGGAACAAAACACTATCCGTTTTGTGCAAGATAATGCTGAAAGAGAAATTTTAAAACTTTGTGAAAATGGAGATATTTTCGTGAAAGGTAAACTTGCAGAAAATGATAAAGAAGTTGTTGATGCTTTACGAGAATTTCTCAAAGGACAAGGTTTCCTAAAATAGCCTATAACAGCCATATTTACGCATAAACAACAAGAAACAACAATGAACGAAAACCAAGAAATTACCGCAACAATGGCATCAACGGTGCTAAATATGCAATACATGAAGGCATACAGAAGAATTTGCAAGCTGCGAGCCAGAAAAGGCCTTACAGAACGAAAGCCAACGGTTGCGGAGTTCTGCGAGTTTTACAAGTATGATATTAAGTTGTTTTTAAATAAATAACAATGGAATATTCATTAAAAGAATTACGGGAAATGATTGCAGCAAGCCTTTATATGAAGCCTTGTACTGAAACGGAATTAAACACAAGGGACTTTTTAAAAAATATTAGTGCTTATGTAGTTGGTATGCAATTACAAAAACTTGACAAATTAGGGGCAACTTATTACAGAGGAGAAGTTATAGGAATTTATAAAAAATGGGCAAAAGATAACCTAAAAGATTACGAACTATTTTAGAACAACAATATTTACGGATAAAAAATAATAATTAACTATAAAGTAATCATGTTAGAACCCAAGACACAATCAGAAGTAATTTTTTTCTTACTATGCAATATATCAAAATTAGATGATGAACATTTTACTAAACTGATGGATAAGTTAGGGCAATGGGATATTGGAAGAAAAAAGGCTATTCTACTCAGCGATGCATACGAGATACTAAAACAAAACGTGAGGTATTCAAGCGGAGATTGCGAAGGGTTTGTTTATTTGAGTCAAATTGAGGAATTATTAAAATAATACGAGCTAAAACAATAATAGTTAAAATTATGACAAACGAAGAGATTAAAGAAAAGTACGGCATTGAAATGATTGGGAAAGAAATGTGGGTTTGGAACAGTGTAAGCATAAAAGATGCAGAACTTGCATTTGTTATATCAAAAGATTATGATTCTCCTTTTTATAATTATATTGGGTATGATGAGAAGAGGAGATTTATAACAAGAGATAACGCATCAGAAACAAACCCGAACGAACCAAAAGAGCCAAAGGTGGGTGATATAGGGTATTTTTGGAGTTTGGATATAACAAAAGGTTACACTTATGGCACATTGAATGGAATAAACTTCAATCATTGGCCTTTTGTGTGTGATTCTGGTGTTAGTTTCACTCACTTCTCGCACAAGAAGCAACCTTGGATGAAATGACTAATTTTTACAATACACCTTTCCAAATCCCAATCTCTTTCAAAACGTCTTCCGTAGCGTATGTATGTTTACAACGGCAATTGATGACTTCGCCCGCTCCGCCTGATGGGTCGCCCGGGTGTTTCATCATTTTGCCGTTTACGTTAAATTTGTCAGACTTAGGCACATACTTTCGATTTAAAGCAGCGTGCGTGTCTCGGTAATCTCGGCTAAGGTTATGATACCAGACTTTATACATCGGTTTGCCGATATTCAATTCAATCTGATTTCCTGCAAATTCAGTTCCCAAAGCAGCGGCGTGTGTCATTTCGGTGCGTGCTATTCTTAACGCCCTGTGCCTTACCAACATCAAGCGTTTTGACACAAACAAACTTGCTATTTGTCGTGGTGCCAAAATACCGCCTGCAGCTTCTGTTAACAATTCCCGATAAAGCATTTTGGTTCGCTCTGTTACCTGAGTTATCCGTTTGGTTATTTCTGCATTTTGTAAGGCCGTCAAAATATACTGTTGCCAAATAGCATCGAAGAAATCGAAGCCAGAACGCTTGGTTTGTTTCTCATAGAATTCAAATTCTCTTTGAGCTACATACAAACCGCCTTTAGTGTACATTTCCTCATACATCACCGCCACGTCCGAAATCCTGATTTGGTCAATGACAGCTTCGGCACCACGAATTCCAGAATTTTTATATCCAGCTTCAAATGCAAAATGCACACGTTTGAGGTATGCAGTCACCAGTGTGATAGCTTTTCGTTCTGCAATGTTCCTGATGCGTTCGGTTCGGGCTTGATGTTGTTCTACTGTCATAGGTTTTCATCAAAGTTCATAGGCTCAATATTCGATTCCCAATATTTCTGTGGTGTATTGGCTCTTTCGTCTTCCAATTTCTCAAAATCGTTCCATGAGCGTTTTTCATTATCAGATATAAAATCAACTTTGGCCAAACGTTCCATATCGGCAATAACATCGGGATTTAGTTCCTCATAAGAATCGTAATCAAATCCAAATTCATAACCAAAGTTAGGTTTGATTATTCGTTCGTTCATAGTTTCTTCAAATTGATTGAGCAACGGAAAAACACCGTTTCTTAGAGCATCTTTTTTGTCCTCCTTTAGATTGTTATATGTTCCGCCTGATGTGTCGTTGTACACCACCCGAACAGGCAAATGAAATACACCAGCAACTATTTCTTTAATGGCTTTCTTAGATTCGATGACGTTTGCATCTTTCAAAGCCGATGCGAGATTGATATGTTCTAAGGCATAAGGCACAAAAACGGCTTGGTGGCGGTCTTTTTTCCTTAAACCCGAAAATATATCATTCATAATTTTCTGAAAGAAACCTTTATCACCTGCTGCTGACTGTTGGGCTTCTGGGTCTTTTGGTGAAAGTATATGGGCAGAATCTCCCGTTTTAAAGGCCGTATATTCTCTGGCCACCGCTTCAATGTAGGTCAATATTTCCGCATAAGCAATTTTGACCTTTGAATTACCGTACAGGTGTGTTCCCATGCGGTCGTATTTTGTCGAAAATGTTCTGACCGGAAAACAAAACTTCGGATCAAGTTTGATTTGATAGTTCCCTT